TCGTCATGGAGTGATCCAATGCGTAACGCTTTGAAATATGGTATTCCTGCGGCTGCCGGTCTCGGCGCTGCAGGTCTTGTTGCCAGTCAAGGCGGGAATCCTGTTGAAGCCGGTGGCGCTGCTATTGCTGCTGGCTTAGGCGGTGCTGCTGGTTTAGTAGGCGCTCGTCTACTTGCGGGTAAATACAACCCTCAATTAATGCAACGCATTAGTGGAACACTCTCTGATGTTGGCAATCGAGTTGGTGATTATGGCCGCAACCTTCCAGATGACAGTATTGTTCGCAAGCGTGGTACTGCCATGGCTGCCGATGCTGTTTCTGCAGTGGACAACCGCTTAATGGGTGTACCTGGCGAACGTAACGCTGCCATTCCTTTCCCAACTCAGGGTTTACAGCGCAACATTGGCAAAGCTGCTGCTGCTGGCCTAGTTCCAGCTTCTGCTGCTACTGCTGCCCTTGGCGGCTATGGTGCAGGACAAGCAGTTGGTGCTGTTGCCCAAATGATTGGCATTGATCCAGAACTCCCTGGTTCAAGCAATACAGTTAATTCCCGATTAAACATGCAAGGTATGAACTACCTTCCCATGTATTGATTAGCACTTAAAATATTTAAGACTGCTAAACTTTTATTTAGATAGGGTGATTGTTTTGCCCGAATCTTTCGTTTGACAAACTTACTATCCGTATACGGAGGATAAACACAAGTGTTTTTAGATAACGACTTTCCTAAGATTTTAGGTGCGGAACTATACCGTCCGCATCCCGCTTATGTCTGTGAAATGGCTGTCGAGCCTGTAGTCGTACATGACTTCACCTCGCAGCCCGGCCAGACCGTGCAGCTGGATCGCTATAAGTTCTGGGGAACTCCTGGTACTAAGGATTCACGCGAGCGTATTGCTGACCAGACTATTGGTACAGCTAATAGCCGTAACATCACGAAGGAGAAAGTCCTTGTGGTGCTTAAGGAATACACCGGCCCTGCGGACCCAGGTGATCCTACCCAGCCTTCAACCTTTAAGATTGCTCGTGAGACCCTGGTCACCGCGCAGCGTTTGCTGCTCGACACTGGCAACTTGAACATGTTCCACCAGTCAATCGGTAGCTTGACGCTGCTTGATGACTATCGTCGTTGGCGTGACCGCGTCTTCATTGACGAACTTGCAAAAGCAGAAGCACAAGGTGCAGCTTCTTCAAGCCAAGGCGGTTATTACTTCGCTGGTGGTAAAGGTAAAGATGGTACTGGCCGTATTTCTTATACAGCTGCTGAGTACACCGCACAAGTACAACAGTTCTCTGTTCGTACCGACCTTCTCGAAGTTGTAAAAGATCTTCGTAAGCGCAACGTACCTACCTTTGCTGATGGTCTGTATCGCTGTATTTGCGATCCTACCTTCATGATGCACTTGCGTCGTGACGAAGATTTCCGTGAGATCGCTCGCTACGCAGGCAATCCTGGACAAGGCATGTACATGGCTAACCCCATGATGCCTAACAACTCCAGTTTCTACATGGGACCACAAGCTGGTCAGGGCTACTTCCTGGCTGGTGAACCTGTGATGCCTACTGGCGTTCAGTTTGAAGGCGTTAAGTTCTTTGAGTCAACCAACTTCCCAAATAAGAGTGTAACCACCTCATTTGATGCGGGTGCTAACTACGCTTCTGAAGAAGTTGCACAAGGTTACTTCTTCGGTCCTCAGTCTGTTGGTGTTGGTATTGGCGGTCCTAACGCACAAGTACTCATTAACAACAATGATGACTTCTCTCGCTTTATCATCCTGATTTGGCAGCTCTATGCTGGTTTCGAGGTCTTGAACAAAGACTTCATCACTACTGCATTCAGCTACCTCTCCGATGACGGCGTAGTCTGATCATAAATAAGTAAACCTCTATCAAGAAAAATGGCATACTTATCTGCTAAGAAAATCTTCCCAGGTGACATGACTGAACCCCTTAATGGGTGGTATCAGAATATTGACACTACTGGTGGATCACAAAATAATGCATCCTTGGCAGGCCCGACTTCGGTCTTGGCCAATCCTGGATGGCAGTTTTATCAACTGCGTGGATACGTACCTGTTACCAATACTGTTGGTGCAGGCTACGTCACTGTGGGCGATGTGATCATCCCTTCTCCTTACAAGAATGATGACACCCGCGTCAACATCACTGGCATGACTGTCACTGCTGATGCTGAGCGCCCTGCTTACGTTTATCGCACTGCTGTTTCCGTAGCCTCTGGCTGGGGTGACGGACGCGTTGCACTGGATGGCATCACTACTTCTGGCGCTACTCAGGTAATCGGTTTCGGTCCTGGTACTGCTACTGCTCCTGTAAGTTTCTCAGGTGTAGTTGAAGGAGCTAATATCACTGCTGCTGCTAGCAATCTTGCTGCAGGTACTGGTGGATTGGGTGCTTGCCCTCTAGATTCTTCTGTTGATTACGAAGTCTTAACTGCTAACACAAACTTCCGTGTTTATTCCAAAGCATTGACTAACTCCACTGCCACTAATGGCGGCTGGGCTATCTCTAATGCTGACGCAGCTGCTGGCCGTGCTGGCTACATCCTTTGCGAAGTTTGCTTCGTACGTCAAGATGTTCCTGTCGATTACGACGAGCTTGAGCAGTATCTTCCCTACAAGATCGCTTCTAACTATCCTGGTTATTGATATTTAGGGTAACATGGGGCTAGTTAATAAATAGCTAGTCCCAATGCTCTTTAAACACAATAAAACCGGTGTAAGGTTAAAGATCGTGTCTGAATGGGATGAGGGCGATTGGTTCATGGTCGAAGACCAAGACGGTCGCATCTTTACTGTTTACAAGACAGAAATTGTTGAAGACAAGGAAGCATCTAAGAAGGTTAAAACTCTTCAAGTAAAAGATGCAGCCAAAGGTGACGAGCCTCGTAAATTTCCTACAGATGTTCGGCTTAATGTCAATGGAGCTACGGCTCAAATGATTGCCGATCATATCAAAGGAGTCGGTCTTAAAACTGCAAAAGAGATTAAGGATTTACAGCTTTCTTTGTCAGGCGAAAGGTTCACTAGCCTTGAGCAGTTAAAATCGATTCCCCGCGTAGATTGGGACTCAGTGTTTGCAGCTGATCTAATCCGCGTCTAATGGTTAAGCCCCTGTAGGGGCTTTTCTATTATTTGTGCAGATTATAATTAACAAATACTGACGGTGCATTGTGCAGTTATCTGATTTCAATAAAAGCCGCGTCAGGTATCATCTTGGGTATTACGTTACCAGTGTCCCAGCAGGTGACTATGCGCGGCTAGAAGAAGCTTTGAATTCTGTCCCTGATTCAGTGTTCAACGATAAGATCATTTATCAGATCAATCGTTGTGACGCTGCAGAGAAGAAAACACAGCTTGCTTCTTATGAGGATGACTTCACTCCTCCAAGCACAAGAGTCGAAGGTATTGTGGGAGACGTTGATCGTACGATTCGCTCCAGCAATGTCAAAGATGCTTTGAAAGTATGGGACGAAGTTTATCTGTATGAGACTAATCGTCTTGCACAGATTCTTTATGTACCTAACTACAAAGATCCCTTCCAGGCACGTTATCGCTATGAGCGTTCTGGGGCAGAATTTATCATGGCTCTACCAGGCCCAGCTGATACAGCAGTGGGCGCAAACCTTTACCTTCGCGTTAACTACAGATAGCCATGCCCCTTAACTTTCTCGCTAAGCAAGCTGTACGATTTGGCAGGCCGGTTGTTAGTTCTGCTGTTGATGCTATTACAAACCCCCAGACTTATATCAAACTGGGAGACCAGGCTAGTGACGTACTGCAACGGACACTTCCGACTCGTTTTCAAGGAGCTGGCTTTAAAGATATCCCGACTGCGTTTACTGGAACGCTTAATGATATTGCAGGCATGGCCCCTGGCGCAGCTAGAGAGCAAGCACGTAATAGTGCAAAGACACAATTAAACCAGGTTGCGCGTTCTTTAGAGCCTACCCTTCGTCGCCCTGCAGGACAAACAGCATCAGGTTTGTTAAGAGCGCCTAACGTAGGCAGTGCAGCACCGCGCCCAACTGTAGCGACAAGTGTGCCTGTTACACAGCTTCCACAGGCCGGTGGTCCTTTAGCTCGTGATTACGCCTTAGGACGTAGCTCAGGAGCTGTTAATGAAATGGCAGATGTTCGTAAGCTTTTAACACAAGCACCTGCTAAAGCCACAAGTTTTTTAAACAACTTAAATCCTTTTAATAAGCCCGGTCGCCTTCTGAATCCCACTGGATTTCGTGGGGGTCTTCTTTACGGTACAGCTGCTGACCAACTTCTTCCTCGTATAGGTTTAGATAAAAAGAATACAGCCGCTATTTCCACTGCACTTACAATGCCTGGACCCCCATCGTTGAAACTTTTAGCGGGTCTTATGGCGCATGATTTTAACAATCCGCTTGCTACTGGAACCTTGGCGGATGCCCCGCAGCTCACTCCTGCACAAATAAAAGTAGCCAATAAAGCGCGTAAAGAACAAGGATTTTCTCCTTTAGGGCCTAATGGAGAAGTAGATAATAGACAAGAAAAGCTAACACCACCTAAATCTGAAGAAATCTACGGATCCATTCCTCCTTCTGTCAATGATGATCTTCCCGGACAGAACTATGATTCAAGTGTGACACTGCCTGGTGCACCCACAATAAATAATCCTCCTTACGTACCACCCACAACGCTGACACCTGATCCCGTACCTCCTACGCCAACACCAGACATTGGGCAAGCAATGGATCCTTATGCATATCAATTAAATGTATATGGACAAGGACGCCAAGATGCTGCTACACAGTCTTCACAAGCTGCTGTGCGTGACCTAGGACTTTCTATTCACAGGCAACTGTATCCCGGCCTTTACCCAAATGAAGGGCCTAAAACACCCTTGCAAGAGCCAAGCACAATGAACAATTTGGATGCAATGTCTGAACTAGATGCATCCACGAACGCAGTAGAAGAATTAATTGATCCTACAATTCTTGCTCAACTCAATGCAATGAACTTAAGGAGGTCAGGTTATTAATGGATTACCAAATCACTGATAACGATAAAGCAGCCATTGTCAGAACGGCACAACAGTTAGGAGTTACCCCTACTGAACTAGGAGCCGTTCTTCAGCGTGAGTCAGGCATGAACCCTAATATCTGGGGTGGTAAAGGCGGCAATTACTATGGTGCTATTCAATTTGGTGGTCCGGAACGCAAAGAAGCTGGCTTAGATCCTAATAAGATTGGCAACTACAGCCTGGCAGAGCAAATGCCACATGTTCAAAAATGGCTTGGTGGTCGAGGGTATGAGCGAGGAATGGGAGTAGCTCTTTTATACAACACAATTCTTGGTGGCAATCCAAATGCCAACATGAATACACAAGATTCGTTTGGTAGTTCAGTAAACAACTCTTTGCGAAGATTCCAACCCGGTGGTGCTGATTACACTGCAGCACAGAAAAAGCTAGGAGATCTAACTAGCTACGGTGTAGGGCAAGGCGGTCCAGGCTTCCCCCAACTCTCCTACCAATTCGACGAAGACGGAAACGTTATCGGCATTGACCCCAGCTCAGCTGGTGGATCTACTACTTCCGGTGGTAATACTTACAACACTACTATCAATGTCACGGAAGGCAAAGATAAAGCGAACTTTATGGATGCGATCAAAAAGCAACTTATGGGTCAAGCGCTTCTGGACCAGAATAAAAAAAGTTCAACCTCGTACGACCCGATGAGTATTGTCCAGCAGTACACAGGCATGAATTTAAAGCAATTTATGCCAGGAGAAACGACTAAAGAGGAGACACCTGGATATTTAGATCCAGCAACCTATCTAAACTTAATCAATAAGTAGTAAAATAAACTGATACTAGAAGTGGAAACATGACCGCTACGAATACTAATAAGCAGCCAGTATTTGTTGATCGGCCGCTAATTGCTCGGACTCGTTTAACAAATCAGGTTGTTGGTAGTAACGCAACGGTCGAAGTCCAGGGTGGCCAAAGCCCTGCTCTACTGGTTGATATGGATGCAAACCTAAGCTCCGACAACAACAGTGGCGGCATCATCGATTCAGTAAGGGCTGTTCGTGATGACATGAACACCTCTATTGATCCTGACTATATTGTTAATACAACAACTTCAGGACAATTCATTGGCTTGGTTAGCGGCCAGACTGTTTACGTTACTAGTACTGGTCTTTTGGCTACTGGTACTTCTAACGGCCCTGGGTATTACACCTATACAGGAACTACTGTTACTGGAGAAATCAATACAGAAATCCTTTACTCAGGAGGAGTCGTCAATGGTTTTACATACACTTCCCTTGAAGCTGGCACTCTTCCCGCAGTCACATTAGCTCTTTATCACACTCGTGGAACCACAGTTCCCATCCCAGCAGATGGTGACTACCACATGGTTAGCTACAAGACCCTAGCCGTGGGCGAAACTAACATGGATTTCACAGATGTCTTGCCTGAACTCAGCGTACCAGTTCCTAATACAGGTAATACCGCAGGACTTGGAGAAGCCAGTCCTCTTCGTAATAGGGCTATCAATCTTCAACGCGGTGATCGTCTTTATGTTGGTGTTGTACAGCGCGGTGCACAGTCTTCTCAAACTGGTTATGTAAACGGAATTAGAATTACAGCGCAAGGCGGTTTCTATTGATATGACACGAAGAAGACCCGGAGGAAACTTTGGAAACTTCGGGACCGATTCTTTTGCAAAAAGACCAGACAAGAAAGATAAAAATTATAAAGTAAAACCAATCACAGGAGCTTTTGGGGGTAGCGTTCCAGACTCTCTTTATAGCAGCAATAGAGAAGCAGCCTGGACACGATGGCGCAAAGGATGGGAGCTTGCTGTTGGAGATGGGGCACGTAAGTCTTTCTTGTATCCGTTTGACTATGAAATTCCTTTTCCTCCAGGAATCATTACACCCATTGGTGCAAGACAACCTGTTATCTCCGGTGTCTTACAGGGTTTTCCAACTCAGAACAAAGAACTGGGTATGCACTGGGCCGGTGTTGTAGAAGCAGGTAACTTAAGATTTGATGGCTTACAAGCACAAGATGGAACCCTGCTGGCAGTTTCTGGAGAAGCTGATCCAAGAGTTTTGTTTCTCAGCAGTGGCCAAGACAATACAAACTATTGGTATATACAGCTCAGCGGTACGTTTAGCTCAGGTACTATTTCTGGCGTAACAGGGCCTTTACCTCCGCCTTTGTATGTAAGCTTTGGTCCTGCTGGCAGTCTTAAAGCAATCAACGGAGACATACTGGAAGATACGATTTTAACTGTGTCAGGAGAAGCAATCGATGCAGAGACACGTGATCCATTAACCAATAAACTTTACGGTTTTGTACAAGCTGTTCTTATTGATGTTGATCAAAATCAAGGCATCCTTAAAGTTGCAAAGACCGGTTCAGTAGAAACAACAATTGATTCCGGCGTTAGAAGAACGCCGTCTCGTATACCATTTCATCCAGGGCGATTTCTTCAGACAGGCAGACGCTACTGTTGCTCTTGCCAGGATTACATGCGTCGTGATTACGCTTACCTATCTAATCTTGGACTTAGAAAGAAACCTTTGTTTCCTGTTACAAGGTGCGCCACGACTAAACCGGGTCGCTACGAAGTGATGACAATGAATGGGCAGGTGATGAATGCAGCCCAAACCAAAGTTAATGCACAGATTCAACAAAACCGTTTGATGACTCTTGTCTATCCAAGCGGTAATCCAAATGATTACTCTTTACCAGGGGTTGGAACATTTGAGTCAGGCAAAAACATTGAAGATCCTAAGAACTTGTATAGAGATTTACCAGGTGTCTTCTCTGATTTCGGCAAAGCGTATACCAGAGGAGTTGGACCAAACCCTGATCAAGTTGCAGAAGGCATGCCTAACTACAACGATTACAGGGCACCCGGTGGAGAGATTGCTTTCATCGGTGACAACTGGACTTACACACTTGATTCATATCGTTGGTGCAAGCACATCTATGCAATGAAATTTGCTGCTGGTGAAGCACCACCAGAACCATCAGACTTTCCTGTGGAAGTAGGGCTTATGAGTGAATGGGAAACGAAATTAGTTCTCAGAACCCAAGCAGAACAGGTACGTGCATTTAATAAACTGGATTATTACGGAATGGGGTACATGGATGTACCA